TAGATGAAATCACTGGTAAACCTTATGCAACTAAGGATGGAGTATCTGTAGCTAGGCAAATAGAATTACAAAACCCTATTGAAGAATTTGGTAACAAATTAGCAAAAGAAGCAGCTATTAAAACTGCAGAACTTGCTGGTGACGGTACTACTACTGCTACTGTACTTATACAAGCATTTATTAAGGAAGGATTAGAGCATTTAAAAAATGGAGGGACATATAATGAACTAAAAAGATCTTATGGTAACTTAATACCTTTAATTATTAAAAAGATTAAACAAAATGCGTCCCCATTAACTAAAAAGAATGTTAAAGCTATTGCTACTACTTCTTCTAATAATGATGGACCTACTGCAGAGTTAATAACTAAAGCTTATAAGTATTCTAATATAGTAATGGTAGAAGAAGGGTATTCAGATGAAGACGTTATAGAAAAAGTAGAAGGAGTAGTGTATCCTGTAACGTATATGAATAAGATGTTTATAACACGGGAAGGAACTCAAAGTAGTAAGCTAGAAGACCCTTTAGTACTTATTGTAGATGGAAAAATAACTTCATGTGAGAATATAAGAGACATTTTAGTACACGCTAATGAAGAAAAGAAAGGACTAGTAATAATTGCTGAACATATTGATACAGCTCCTTTAGAACTCTTAGCTCAGAATGTAGAAGTAGGTGCATTAGATATATTACCTATCAAAACACCTGGGGTAGGAAAATATAGATCAGAGTATATTAAAGATATTGCTAAATTTACAACAGCTACGCCTGTACGTAAGTTAGACAAACAAATTGATATTAATGTACTAGGTAGACTTAAGTTTATTGAAAGTACTATTTCAGATACTACTTTATTACCGGCTGAAGACATATCTTACACTGAGCATATTAAAAACTTAAGTACCCTGTACGCAGAGGGAGATTTAGATGAATACTCTAAAAATATATTAGGTGAGCGAATTAAAAACTTAAATGCCAAAACATCTATTATAAAAGTAGGTGGGAAATCAGATATAGAACGAAAAGAGAAGTATGACAGAATAGAAGACGCAGTCCTAGCTATTAACGCTGCAAAAGAAGAAGGAATTGTTACAGGTGGAGGAGTAACGCTATGTAATATAGCAAATGAGTTAGCAAACGAGCATACTAGAATGATGTCAGATTACGCAGTACTAACAGCTATAAAAGCACCTTTTACAGTAATACAAGAAAATGGAGTAGACTATGCAGATATAATAAGTACTGACGCAGTAGACCCTGCTAAAGTAACACGATGTGCAGTTGAGAACGCAGCATCTATTGCACTAACAATATTAGGTACAGAAGGGGTAGTATTACCTAGAGAATTATGGAGTTAAAAATGAACAGCTTTCAATCACCTTTATCTGAGGAGTTAAAAGATAAGCTACCTAAAGAGGTGTGGGAAGAAATGATAGAGTATATCGCAACTGTTCCAATGATTAAGAACTTAATTGCAGATGAATCTGTAAGAGGGTTTGCAAAAGATCGCCCTAAAAATGAAAATGGTAAAATTGTAGTAGATGTTACAAAACCACATATACTAGAAGACATGGACTTTTTTAGACAACGTGCTTTATTCTATGAAAGTACTTGTCCAGATAAAGAAAGACTAGAAGGAGGTAGATATACTAATCTACCAATAAACTCTAATCCTAAGTCAGAATATGCTGATTTCTGGAGAGAGGAGTTACGTAGGTGGAAAGAAGGACTTGTAAGAGAGTCAGATGGAGAATGGATACCTGGGCAATTATATTTTTATTGGAATTTCTCACCTATTTGGTTAGTAGAGAAAGTAAAAGGTGATAAGTCTACCAGTAAGAAGTCTAAAGGTAAAAGGATGAGAAAATTCCCTAAACCTTGGTTAGGTGATTATTTGTTTTATCATTATATGGAACAAGGACGTACTAACGGACAACATGGGAAATTATTAAAGACTAGGGGAGTTGGATTTTCATTTAAGATGGGATCTATATCTCCTTGTAACATGTATACTTATACAGGAGCAGGTAACCCTAATTTTCACTTAGCATCTGATAAAACATTCCTTACAGGGGACAAAGGGGTATTTGGAAAGGTGTTAGATGTACTGGATTGGATTGCAGATACTACACCATTATCTAAATTACGTATTCTTGATAGTAAAAGAGCTATGGAAATACAACTTGGGTATATGGACGAGTATGGAGGAAGAAAAGGAATTTTATCTTCTGTATTTGGAATATCTTTGAAAGATAACCCAGATAAAGCAAGGGGTATTCGTGGACCATTAATTCACTATGAAGAAGATGGATTATTTCCTAATCTTGAAAAAGCATGGGGGGTAAATAGAAAAGCCGTAGAAGATGGAGATGTAGCCTTTGGTTATATGCTTGCAGGAGGTACAGGAGGTACTGAAGGAGCTTCTTTTGAAGGTTCTGAGAAATTGTTTTATAGACCAGGTGCATATAATATTTATGGTGTACCTAATGTATATGACAGGAATGTAAATGGAGATACACTATGTGGATTCTTTTGGGGAGGTTATTTAAATAGAAATGGTTGTTATGACGAAGATTTGGGAGAACCTGATGTCATTAAAGCTTTAACAGAGATATTAATAGATAGACATGAAGTTAAGTATAACTCATCTGATCCATCAGCATTGACTCAAAAGAAAGCAGAGGAACCTATTACTCCACAAGAAGCAGTAATGCGTACAGAGGGAACTGTATTCCCAGTAGCAGATTTAAAAGAGTATCTTGAAACTATTGCACCTAGGAAAGAAATGTTCTTAGCAGAGCACTATGTAGGGGATTTAGTTTATAATGCTGCAGGAGAAGTAGTATGGAAACCTAATTTAGATAAGTACCCATTAAGAAGTTATGATAATACTTCAGGAGATAGAACAGGAGCATTAGAAATATTTGAAATGCCTAGGAAAAATAATGCAGGATTAATACCACCTGGTAGATATATTGCAGGAATTGATCCTATTGATGCAGATGCAGGTCAATCTTTATTTTCTATATTAGTAATGGATACATTTACAGATAGGATTGTAGCAGAGTACTCAGGACGACCTAGGACTGCAAATGAGGCATATGAGTTGGCACTTCGTACTTTAATGTACTACAATGCCCAGGCAAACTATGAAAGTAACTTAAAAGGGCTGTTTTCTTATTTTAGTAACAAAAATAAATTACACTACCTTTGTGATACTCCACAAGTACTTAGAGATATGGAAATGATTAAGGCTACTAACCAGTATGGTAACAGAGCTAAAGGAACCCATGCAAACCCTAAGTTAAACTCATGGGGTAGAATATTACAAGCAGATTGGCAGATAAGTAAAGCTTATTCTACTGACCCGGATGATCAAAGATTAAATTTACATAGGTTAAGGTCAATAGCTTATATAGAAGAATGTATTTACTGGAATGCGGATGGAAACTTTGATAGGGTCTCTGCAGGTATACTTTTGTTTATATTAAGAGAAGATAGAGTAAGGTTAACTGAAACAGCTAAATCTAATTTAGATAAGCGTACTAGTAAAGTAGCTAATGATGCTTATTTTACAAGAAATTATAAGAAAAAGGATGGATATAGTCAGTTAGAAAGAAATTTAAATAAAGGATTTAAGTTTGAATAGCTATAAGTAAACAATAGTAATTTGACATATACTCTCATATGATTAGGTTCTATATGAGATATATGTTATATTATATAGTTAATAAAAAATAAAACATGGGTAGAAGAATTAATAATGTAGGTCAACCACCTCAGAGATTATCATATAAAAAGAAAACTAAACAGTGGCGTAAAGATAACGTAGAATTTGCTGATAAACATAGTTTTTATCATAATGCAGGAGTACGTCAGACTTTAAAAAATAAAATTGTCAATTTAAATCTATATAACGGAATTATAGATGTACAGGATATGACACTTGTTGTTAATCCACATAGTATAGAGGCAGACTTTGTGCCGGACAATCTTCCGCATCACCCTATTGTAGTACCAAAAATAGACTTACTTGTAGGGGAACAAATTAAACGTAGGTTTGATTGGTCAGTAATAGTTACTAATCCGGATGCTATTAGTAAAAAAGAAGATGATAAAAAGAAGATGTTACAGCAAAAAGTAACTGAATTCTTACAAGCTAATTATCAAGATGAAGAATTAGAAGCCAAAATGCAAGGTTTACAAAAATACATGAAGTATGAGTGGCAAGATTTGCGTGAAAGAATGGCTAATCAAATTTTAAAACATTATTGGGCAGAACAAGACTTTGCTAAAATGTTTACAAATGGATTTAAAAATGCGTTAATAATGGCAGAGGAAACTTACCAAGTTGGGGTAGAACATGGAGAACCATTTGCTAAAATACTTAACCCATTAAAAGTACATGCAGTACGAAGCGGTAACTCTGATAAAATAGAAGATTCTAATATTATTATAGTAGAAGATCATTGGAGTACAGGTAAAATTATTGATGTATACCACGATGAATTAAAACCAGCTGATGTAGATACCATTATGGAGTATACTACTACTTCTGGTAAAGGTAGTTATAGTGATGATGATAATAATCATACTTTACTTAGGGACGGAGCTGAAGAGCTAATTGGTTCTTATTTAAATGTTGCAGAACTTAATGGACATACTTTTTCTTCTGATTATACAGATGAAGAAGGAAACATGAGAGTGTTGCAGGTATTCTGGAAAAGTCTTAAGAAAATTAAAAAAGTTAAATACTATGATGAAGCAGGTGAAACCCAACATAAGATTAGATCTGAAGAGTATATAGAGGATAAAGATAAAGGAGAAGAAGCTACAGCATTATGGGTTAATGAATGGTGGGAAGGTACTATGATAGGAAAAGATATTTTTTTAAATATGAAACCTCGTAGCATTCAATACAATAAAATAAATAACCCTTCATATTGTCATCCTGGTATTATTGGACAAATATACAACACTAATCAAGGGAGAGCTATCTCTTTAATGGATAGAATGAAAAACTACCAATACTTGTATGATGCAGTATGGGATAGGTTAAATAAAGCTATTGCTAGTAATCATGGTAAGATACTAGAATTAGATATAGCTAAGATACCTGAAAACTGGGAAATAGATAAATGGTTACATTTTGCAGTAGTAAATAAAATAGCAGTAATGGATTCTTTTAAAGAAGGTAATCACGGAGCAGCTACTGGTAAACTTGCAGGTTCTATGAATACTGTAGGAGGTAGAGCTATTGACTTAGATACAGGTAATTACATACAACAGCATCAACAACTTCTTGAGTTTATAAAAAATGAAATGGGAGAAATAGCTGGAGTATCTGCACAAAGACAAGGGCAAATATCAAATAGAGAAACTGTAGGAGGAGTAGAAAGATCTGTTAATCAATCTTCTCATATTACAGAGTATTGGTTCTTACAACATGAGTCAGTAAAAATAAGAGTATTATCAGCATTTTTAGAAACAGCTAAATTTGCGTTAAAAGGTAAAAACAAAAAAGCTCAGTATATTCTAGATGATCAATCTATAGCTATTTTAGAGATGGATGGTAATAAGTTTGCTGAATGTGATTACGGACTAGTAGTAACTAATAGTACTAAGACTGTTGAATTAGAACAAATGTTGAAACAATCTGCACAAGCATTTATGCAAAATGGAGGTTCTATGTCTGTACTAATGGATATTATGTTTGCACCGTCATTAATGGACATGAGACGTAAGTTAGAAACTGCAGAAGAAGAAGCTCATCAAAGATCTCAAGAAGCTCAACAAGCTCAAGCTAAACAAGCTGAAGCACAGATGCAAGCTCAAATGCAAGCAGAACAAGCTAAGATGCAATTGGAAAAAGATAAGCTGCAATTAGAGGATTCTCTTAATCTTAGGGACAATGAGTATAGGCTTAGAATGAAAGAAATGGATGTTATGAATAGTGGAGAAGAGGTAGAAGACACTGAAGCACCCCTAGACAGAGAAAAGTTTGAAACTGATAAAAGTAATTTTAACCAAGAATTAGAACTTAAAAAAGAAAAACAACGTGATGATAGGAAAAAACAACAAGACGACGTTAAACTCAAGGAAAAAGCACTAATTGTACAAAAACAAAACAAACAAAATAGCAATAGCTAATACAAATATAATTTAAGTTTAAATAGAATATAATTGACTTTAGGGATAAAAAAGATTATATTTGCTAATATTAAATAAAAAATAATGGGAGAAGAAGAAGAATTAGGCATGGACCTTTTTGGTCTAGGCGAAAACTTAGAATTAAATCTAGGGAATACACCTGAAGACTTCACAGGAAGTTTTGAGGCAAATGATGAAAATATTGAAAATAATAATTCTGGTGAGGATGTAGCGGATGCTACTCCAGAGATCGTAGCTGGAGAAGAAGACACCAATGGAGATAATGGTCCTGACGTAAATGATGACGCAGACAATACTACTTCTCCCAGCATGTATTCTTCCTTTGCTAATTTATTACATGAGGAAGGACTGTTATCTGATTTGGAGTCTAATACAGAAATAAAGAGTGTTGATGATTTAAAAGCATTAGTTGAAGCTGAAATTTCTAGAAAGGTAGAAGAAAAGTATAATCCTGAAGAATTAGAGGATATACGAGCACTACGTAATGGTATTTCAAGAGAACAACTTGCAGAACATCACAAAGTACAAAATCAATTAGATTCTATTGGACAAGAACATATAGAGAATAATGGTGAATTAAGAAAACAATTAATTTATCAGAACTATATTAATCAAGGATTGTCCGAAGACAAAGCATCTAGCTTAGTAAATAGAAGTGTTGATTCAAACTATGACACAGAAGATGCTGCAGAAGCGTTACAAAATTTAAGACAGTTCCAAGCTTATAAATTACAAGCACAACAAGAACAACTTAAAATAGATAATGCAAATGCACAAGCTGCATATGAAGCAGAACAAGCTAAATTAAAAAATTCTATTTATGCATCAGAGGAAGTTATAAAAGGACAACCTTTTACTAAAGTGCTTAAAGATAGAGTTTATAATAGTATGACTAACGTCATAGGTAATTCCCCAGAAGGGAATCCAGAAAATGCCCTAATGAAAGATCGTAGGGAAAACCCTATAGAGTTTGATTCCAAACTTTACTATCTATATGAAATAACTAAAGGATTTACAGATTTTGGAGTTATGAATAAAAGAGCTACAAGTTCTGCCGCAAATGAATTAGAGCAGGCTTTGAGATCTACTAATTTTATAGAAGAAAGTGGAATGCCTAACTATCTACAAGATAATGATAGTTATGACGGTATAGGTACAGAATTTGTATTTTAATTAATATATAAATAAATAAGTAAAATAATTATGAGTGTAGGAAAATTTGTAATGACTAAGGGGAAATCCTGGTCAGGATTAACATTGAAAAACCATATCGGTGCTATCTTTGGTAGTAGACCACAATTGGTTTCAAAACTGACAACTGTTTTATTACAACAGTCAGGTATGAAAAACTTAGATACAATGTTATCTATGTTCCCAGAAAAGACATTAGAAACATCTGATGACTTTGTATGGAAATTAGTAGGAAGTGACGAAAGAAACATTCCTTTAGTAGAAGCGCGTTATAACGGTGCAGTAGTGTCAGAAGCTGATTCTAACATTGGACAAGGACGTAGTAACTTTGAATTAGTATTTGGTGAAAAATGGTTCAGTGATGTTCACGTTATTGCAGGTAACAGACCTGATGTATACCAAATGCGTATATTAGAAGACCCTCGTGAAGAAGGTGGAAATTATGTTTACACATGTGAAGTATGGGGTGGACAAGAATCATTAGCAGGTATTCCTGGAGATGAATT